CACCAGCCGCTCGGCGGTGAGAATAGCCTTCCACCCGGCGGTGGCCCTCTGGTTCAGGGGGTCGGCGGTCCCGGCGGAGCCCAACTGTTTGACGATGTGCTGGAGGCCGCCGCCCTCCACCTCGGTCACGCCGTAGGCGTTGGCCCCCAGGATGAGGGTGGAGTACACGTCCCGGCTCCCGGCGCTCCCGGCGGCGGTGTCCTTTCCGGCGTTGGCCCACTTCTTGGCCTCGGTGGTCTCCACGAAGCGGATGCCCGCCACCTTGCCGATCTCCCCCTCGTAGAGCTCGGTGGTGTCCTGGTACTGGTGGGGGTACTTCCAGTCCGGGTCCTCGGTGAGGTCGAAGGAACAGTCCGGGTGGATGATGCCCACCCAGGAGCCGTCAATCTGGACGGCGTTCTGGGTCTTGAGGAACCGGGCCGCCAGCTTGCACGCCTTCACGCTGAGGTAATGGTTTTTGGTGGCATCGGCGTCGCCGCCCACCAGCTGATCCCGACTGGTGACCTGCCCCTCGGCGTACTGCACGTTGGTGCCGCCGTTCAGGACTTCCCGCACCACCGTGTCCAGGGTGGCCCCGGCCTGATCGCCCAAAATCTGGGTGGCCTGGACCAGGTTATTGTCGATGGCCGTCAGCAACAGCACGTCGGACAGCTCCACGAAGTCGCCGTACTGGTGGATTTCGGCGGTGATGGCGCTGACGGACAGCTTGCTCCCCTGGGGGGTCACGCCCTCCGTGAGGGGATTCAGCGCCTTGGGCAGGGGATCATACTTGCGAAACTCGATGATCTTGCCCCCGTTCTTGGGAATGGGGTGCTTCTGTCCAAACTGGTCGTGGATCAGCTTGGGCTTGGCGCTGTCGATGAGATAGTCGGAGTAATAGGTCTTCATCTCGTCGGACAGGCCGGAATCGGTGGTGACGTTGGTCTGGCCGTCAAAGAGCCGGAGATTCACCGGCAGGTAAGCCGGGACCGGCGCAAAACGCTTGTTGTCTTTCATACTTTCTCCCTTCTCTGCCTCCGGGAAGAACTCAAAACTCGATCCGCTCTCCCCTGGCAACTCGTCTGGCGATCTCCGCCCTGTCCTTCCGGGTCAGCTTGGAGACGTCGGTTTTCATGAGCACACCGCCCTGGGGGACCCCTCCCTCCACGGGCCGGGCCCCCTTGGCCCGGATGCCGTCCACGACCTTCTTCTCGGTTTCCTGGGCGGTCTTTTGGACCATCTGCCCGGTGATGAGGTCCATGTGAAGGACCTCATACGCCTTTTGCATGGGGATGCCGGAGCGCAGGAGCTTCAAGAACTGAGGGTCCTTCACCTCGGCGTTCAGATCAAACTCCGGGTAAGCCTCCCGCACCTTCTCGGCGTCGGCCATCCAGGTATCCAACTGCCGCCGGGATGCCTCTTCCCTCTGCTGGCGGCGCTGGGCCTCCTTCAAGCTCTCGTTCTCCCTCTGCATCCGGGCGAAGTCCTTGTACTGCTCCACGCTCATCCCCGCCTCCTCGGCGGCGGCGGTCCAATAGGCGTCGTCGGCCTCGATGGCCTTCGCCAGCTTGGCCGGGTCCCCATCGTCCACGTGATACCGCTGGGCCAGCAGGTCCAAAATGGGCTTATGGGCGTTCATCTGCTCCTGGAGGGTCTTCACGTCCCGGAACCGGGCGTCAATGATGCGCTGGGTTTCCTCGGTGTATAGGTCCTTAAACTCCCCCTCCACCAGTGCCTTGAACCGGGCTTTCCGCTCCTCCGGGGTCTCTTCGGCGGGCTTGGCCTCCTTGGCGGCCTCACCCTCCGTCTGTTTCTGGTCCCCGGCGTCGGGACCCCTCTCCTCCCCCTCCGGGGCGGCCTGTTTTCCATAGACCACCTTCGGAGCGGGCTCACCGCCCGTCTTTCCCCGGCGGGTGGGACCGGGAAGCGCCTGGGAACCGCCCTCACTGGGGCCAGCCGGGGCCGGGGCCGCCGCCCCGCCGTCAAACAGATCCAGCCGGACCTCCAGAGTTTTACAAGTAAACATAGAGTTTCCTCCTTTTGTGTCCCCGCCTGAGACGGGCATTTCCCGGAGGAAACGCATCGTCTCAGGAAGGAGGACACCATAAGCATAGCAAGCCCTTTTTGCGCTTGCGACGTCACTTTTCAAAGTTTCAGAAAAAATTTTCGCTTTTTTTCACCTGGACATGCTCGGGGTACTGCCGTGCGATCTCCTCCAGCCCAACGGCGGCCATCTGGAAGGCCGCCGCTACCGCCCCGCCCCCCTCGGCTTCCAGCCGTACCTCTCCCGGCTCCAACCGCTCCTCCAGGCGTTCCGCCCCCACTCCCCGCAGGTAGTTTGCCAGGGCGTACACAATAGCGGAGCACCCGGCACATACCACGTCATGGCCGGGGTCATAGTCGGCGTGACCGTCCATCTCCACCCGCCACCGCTCCCCCCGGCGGCTGAATACGGCCCGTGTCATACCCCGCCTCCCGTATCCATGTCCGGCGTGGACCGTGCGGCCAGTCTTTCCATGAAGGGGGTGACCGCCCTTTTCTCCGCCTGAGCCGCCCGGGCGTTGACCCCGCCCCCGGCGGGCGATCCGCCCGCCT